CAGCTTTACAAATGTGCAATAAAGCATGTGATAAACCATGTTATCCTGAAATGATAAAAAGACATGCTTGGAACAAGTTGAAATCAAAAGACTCTTCATACCATGTAGATAATACAGGTATATGGAATGTAAATCAAAACGGATTTAAAAAAATAAATTAATATGTGGTTAAATAATAATTTAAGTATTGGGCAAACAACAGTAGGTAAAACGGTTATGTTTTCATTTAAAAATGATCAACCATTACAAAAAATAGTAAATTTAGAAGTATCTTGTGGTTGCTTAAAAGCTAAGGAGAATTATGATAATAATACTATACTTGTATCATATACCCCTAACCCTGTACCAAAGCATTTAGACAGTGATCATTATATATCTAATAAATATATAATGTTAACATATAAGGATGGTACAACTACTAAATTACTATTCACATCAACAGTATACAAGAAAAAATAATGGCAGATCAATTAAACATTACAAGAGTAAAGTCTTACACGGATAAGCAGTTAATGGAACGTGTTAGAAACTTAAGCTCATATGAAAAAATACCAAGTAATTATTGGATATTAGGAGTACAATCACATGAAGATTCTTATAATAAATTTGATGATAAATTCTACATATTCAAAGGAACACAATTCATATCAGTACTTACAGGTACTACTAATGCAGGAAGTACTGGGTTAATGAATTATTCACGTTATAATCGTAAAGGTGTAGCAGTAATTAAAACAGATGAGTGGTATTATAACATTTGGAGCTATGGTTTACATAGAGGAAAAATGCCTGCATTAAAACAAGTTAAAAACATCAAGTACTATAGAGATTGGAATAAGAATCAAAGAGTAGAAGAAATTGGTGAAATGTATGAAAGCATTATAGGTATTAACTTTCATACAGTATTGTATCAAAAGAATCTTTCTTTCTGGAGAAAACTTATTGGTGGATGGTCAGTAGGATGTCAAGTAGTAAACCATGTAGGTAAGTATTACAGAGTATTAAACTTAATAGCTGGTAAGTTGAATAAGTTAAACTTGTTCATGGTTACTGAAAATTTTGTAGCACTTGATAGAGAAAACAAAGATCTTTTATATGAACAACAAAGAACAATGAGTAAATATGTTCAAATACTAGGTAAAAGATTAGAATTATTAGGAGTAACATATACAACAAATCATGGATAAACCAAAAATGAACACTGTAATAGGTGTAAAGCAAATCCAAAGTTCTCCAATGACAAGAGGGGATTATAATAAATATAGAGGTTGGAAAATGCCAAAAGATGAAAACCCTTTAGAACCAGGATTTCTTGTAGAATATGAAGGTGATACTAGCAATCATGAAAACCATGAAGGGTATATTAGTTGGACACCATTAAAACCTTATTTGAAAGCATATAGGAGCAGCGGTTCTTTACCTGCAGGATATGTAGTAGAGCTATTAAAACAAGGTAAAAGATTAAGAAGGCAGGGATGGTCAGAAGATAAAAAGTTTATTTTTGAACAAGTTCCTAGCACAATCAATAAGGACATTGTACCTAATATGCAATCACTTCCTCAAGAAGTAAAAGATTATTTTGCATGGACATTTACAGAAGAAAGTGGGGAACAAATTGATTCTATATACTATATGAATCAAATAGCAATAGTAACATTAAGTAACGTAATAATGGGATATACCATGACTGCAGAAGATTTACTAGCAGAAGATTGGGTAATATTATAAAAAAGAAAAAAAATGGCAGATAGAATTATAACAGAAAATCAAGCAAGTAATTTAATTAAATATTTATCAACAAGACCTTATCAAGAGGTGCATGCAATTATTGCAGATGTTTACAGTTTACCACCAGTACCTGTAGCAAAACCTTGTGATTGTGTTAAGTCTACTAAGTTAGCAAAAGCAGAACCTACGCAAGTACAGGAAACTTATGATAAACCATCTGATATAATTACTTAAATCATGAGTTATTTATTTCAAATAACAGAAAGAGCAGTGTTTCCAAACCCGGAGACACTGCTTATATCTCCTTTCAAAGATATTTGGGAAAGAGATACGTCAGAAAACAAAGAGGTTGCTATTGCAGAATTAACTTATATTGAGTTTGTAAGTTCAATGCATGCGTCTAATCCTTATAGGCAATACCCTGAAGAAGAGAAACCTGCAAAAGTAAAAAAAGAATGTGTTCCAGATCCTGATTGGCAACCTGATGAACTTATTGCATTAGCTATAGCAAAGATTGAGCAGTTTCAAAAAGAAGGTTCTAGTACATATAACTACTATATGTCAGCTAAATTTGCAATAGAAAAGATGCAAACATTTTATATGAATTTTGATTTAACAGAAGTTAATCCAAAAACACTTAATCCAATATACAAACCTAAAGATATTACTAATGCTGTAGCTGATACAGAAAAAGTGTTAGCAAACCTGAAAGGTTTAGAAAAGAAAGTAGAAGAAGAACTGTATGAGAAGACAAGGACCAAAAGTGATAAGCAAATTAGTCCTTTTGCTAACCCAGATAGTTTATAATTAAAAAAGAGTTTTATATATGTATGATGATGGTAAGTTAGAATCTGTAAGAAACCCAGATGGATTTTGGGTAAATACACAATGCTTTAGAGAAGCAGGTAACTACTTCATGAAAAATGGTTGTTACATAAAAGATCCTTGGGGATCACCTGATTGGTATGCGTTTTGGAAAGAAGAAAGACGTAGATGTATTGAAGGTTATGAAGTAGGAGGTGCTAGGATTACCGGTGAACATTATACATATATGAACTACTGCCCTATACAGAAAGTAGATGATGTAACTAAATCTAAAAGTAAAAAGATAAAAGGTTTTCCAGATTTCTGGGATGGTGATTATAATTACTTTTGGGTAAGAGAGATTGCAAGACATGGTATATTAGATGCTACTGTAAAGGATGAAGAAACCAAAGAGGTTGTATTAGAATTAAATAGTGAATCTCAAGCATATGAACTTAAAAGGTTATTTGAATCACTACATCTTGAAGTAAAAATTGAAGTAGATTATTTACGTGGAGGATGGAACTTAATTGTAGGTAAATCAAGACGTAAAGGTTATTCATATAAAGCTGCAGCTATTACTACAAGGCACTACTTTACAAATCCTAATTCATTAGTAATACTTAATGCATATGATAAGAAGTTCTTGTTTCCTAACGGTTTATTCTCAATGGCTTATGAAAACATCAACTTTATTAATACATATACAGGTTGGGCAATGCCTTCAGATGTTATTAACAAACCTGGTCAAGGGCACGTAAGGGCAAGTTATAATCAATATAAGAATGGTTTAAAATTAGAATTAGGTTTTAAATCAGAAATATTAGCATTAACATGTAAGGATAATGCAGATGCAAATCGTGGTAAAGATGCTGAGGAAATATTTGTTGAAGAATCTGGAGCATTTGGAACACCTGGACTACTAAAAAAATTATATAAAGCATCTGAAGATTGTGTAATGGCAGGAGCTATTAAAACAGGAATGATCACAATATTTGGTACATCAGGAGATATGTCAGGTGGTACTGCAGATTATGCAGATATGCACTCAAGACCAGAAGCATTTGGTTTATTACCATTTAATAATGTATGGGATGAAGGATTAGAAGATACAAAATGTGGTTTCTTCCATCCTATATCATGGAACATGGAAGGGTTTTATGATGAGAATGGTAACTCAGATACAGAAGGAGCAGTTAAATTAGAAAAAAGCATTAGGGAAAACCTTAAGAAAAATGGTGCTACTTCTACTGAGATTCAACAAAGAATGCAGGAAAAACCTTTAGGTCCATCTGAAGCATTTTCTAATGTATCTGTAAACAACTTTCCTGTAGTAGAACTTAACGCGCAACTTAGAAAAGTAGTAGCAAGAGATTTACAATTAATAAAAGGTACACCTGTAAAGTTATATAAGAGTGAAGGTCTTTTACGTGCAGATCCTATATTAGATGGATCAGCAGAACCTATTACATCTTATAACAATGTACCTAAAGATATTAGAGGTTGTCCTATTATATATGAATATCCTGTAGATGATGCACCTCATGGTTTATATAAAATTGGTTATGACCCTGTAAGACAAGATCAAGGTACATCATTAGCTGCAATAATAGTGTATAAAAGTGTACACGTAGGTAGTATGTATCACAATATTATAGTAGCAGAATATGTAGGTAGATTAAGTTCACCAGATGATATAGATAAGTACGCAGCTTATTTTGCTGAATTATATAATACAACTGTAATGCATGAAAATGAAGTTACAGGTGTAAAGAATTACTTTAGAAGACATAAGTTATTACACTTATTAGCTGTACAACCAGATGCAGTTATATCTAAGAACATAAAGAAATCTAAAGTTGCTAGGGTATATGGATGTCATATGAGTTCCGCATTGAAGGATGCAGGTGAAAGGTATATAAAAGAGTGGTTAATTACTGTATTAGATTATGATGAAAATGGTGATCCAATAACAGTAATAGACAGGATATATTCTATTAGATTACTAGAAGAATTAATTGCATACAATACTTCAGGGAATTTTGACCTTATTTCTGCATTAATAATGTGCATGTTCCAGGTACAGGAAGAGTCCTTAGACAAAGTACATACTGATTCAGGTGGAAATAACAACGCAAAACTATTATTAAGTATGATGGATGATATGTATAAAAAATAATTAATTTTGTATATTAGCAGAATATTCCATATCTATGAGAAAAAATGTAGGAGAAACACAAAGACTTTCTTTAGCAGAAAAAAATAAAGACGGTAAGCAATGGTATAAAGACATGGCTAATAACTTAGATGTACAAAATAGTACATATAGTTATGGTTATGGGGATATTAGTGAGTATAAAAGAATGAAAGTCAATTATGACTTATTCAATAATATACTTGACCTATCAGATTTTGAATATGTATGTAAACCATTTGGTGCAGAATCAGGAGAACTTCCTGCAAAGATGGTAAACAGAGATATATGTTCACCTAAGATTAAATCTATCTTAGGTATGGAAATGAAAAGACCTTTTTCTTGGAACATAGTTGCAACTAATCCTGAAGCAACTACGCGTAAGGAAGAAATGCAATTTAGTAAAATAAAAGAGTATGTTATCAATAAGGAAAAGATTGAATTAGAGTACCAAGCAAAGTATAAAGGTAAAGAACTTACTCAAGATGAAATTGCAAAAGTTCAGCAAGAAATAGAGGAAGAGACTAAGATACAAACACCTGATAGGGTGAAAAAATACATGCAGAGAGAACACCAAGATCCTGCAGAAAACCAAGCACAACAACTATTAGTATATTTAATGCAAAAGAATCAAGTTAAACGTAAGTTTGATGAGATGTTTAAGCATGCAATGATTTCTGCAAAAGGTATCATGTACGTAGGTGTATTAAATGGTGAGCCACAAGCATGGAATGTAAACTCATTAAGGTTTAAATGTGATAAGAGTCCTGATTTATATTTTGTACATGAAGCTGAATGGGCAACTTGTGAATATCCTATGACACCATCACAGGTGATAGGGTACTTTGGTGATGAATTAACTGATGAAGAAATTGATAAGATATATAATCATAACTACAAGAATAGTAGTCAAGAATCAATTAATCAACAATTAACTGATAATTTATTTGTTAACTCAGAAGATGAAACTGAAAATAATGATCAAGTAAGAGTAGTACACTGTACTTGGAAATCATTAAGAAGAATTGGTTTCTTAACTTATATGGATAAAAATGATCAAGAACAATCAATGGTTGTTGATGAAAAATATAAGTTAAACAAGGATGCAGGAGATATTAAAATAGAATGGGAGTGGATTCCAGAAGTATATGAAACTTGGAAAATACTAGATGATATATTTGTAAAAATGCAGGCTATTCCAGGGCAGTTTAAAGACCTTGATAAC